CTCGTCCCGTATCCGTGACCGGGAATGTATGGGTGCCACCGCGAAGGGTCGCCCGTCTGGGCTGGTCCGGGACTTCCAGGCCCCTGACTTCTCCACACGCCGGTTTCCCGAATGTCGCCCGCTCCTCCCGAGTCGTATCTCGCATAGTCACTGTCCGCTTCGGTGATACGCTGCGTGTTGGCATTCAGCGACTTCCTGCCCGCCAGTCCCGCAAAGCCCATCGAGTCCACGGACCACATGTGAACCTGCTCGCTGTTCGAATTGTCACCGGCGCGCGTGTACCCTACGGCATACTCGAAAGTGTTCATGCCAGAGCCGGGCGGGTAGAAGGTCGTTATGCCGTTGTTTGATCCGGTTTGAGAGGGTCTGGGCAGCGTATCGTCCCACTGGATGCGCACGAGCCTGTTGAGGTAGGCAAGCTTGTTCGTTTCGCTGTCGAAGATGAACTTCTCGTAGTCGGCAGCCGGCGTCGTGATCGGATCGTCGTTGTCATCCTTGAGAATGCGCAGGGCCGGCCCATAACCAGCCCTGTGCCCGATGAAAATCTGCGTCATACCTTCACCGAAATGTACGGGCTTGCACCAGCGCCTTGAATCACGAGCTTGTCATTGTTCGATTCCAGCCGGTCGAACTTGAGAGTGCCAAGGCGGGCGTTCTGGATGGTGAGACCGTCCGGGCCGAACAGCCCATAGACCTCCCCCGTCGCAGTCATGAACATGATGCGCTCACCCATGAGGATGTAGTTCGAGAACGGCTTGTCCGGGTCGCCGCCGGTAAAGCCGACCTCGATAATCGTCCCGGCCTCGACCCAGTCGTCGCCAATGGTGGCCCGCACCATATCCACCAGCCGGGCCACGACATCGCCCGTGCCGGCCACCACCTCGATCTTGCGCAGGCCATCGGCGGATATCTCGCCAACCTGTGCCCGCACCGCATCGAGGATGGACGCCTGCGCCGTGATCCGCTCGTCGGAGATATCCACCCATGCCGTGCCGCTCCAGCGGTAGAGCTTGTTGTCGTCGTCCGTATCGATCCACAGATCGCCAACGTTGCTGGCTGTGGGTGCGGTCGGCTGGGCAAACGTCAGCAAGCCCTTGGCGCCGGCATCCTCCCATTGTCCCAGCGTGGCGTTCCAGACCCGCACGAAGTTGTCGGCGCTGGTGTCGATCCAGATGTCGCCATCCAACAGATTGCCGGTCGGCGGCGTCGGTTGCCGGTAGACCTGCGTCTTGGCCTCGATGCTGGCCGTCATCTCACGAAGCGCAATCGCCGTCGCGTTGCGGAATTTCCGCGTGACGGTGTGCATCTCGGAGCTGGCACCCGTCGCATCGGCTGTGCCGGCGGCGAGGATTTCGAGACGGTCGCGCAGTTCGGCCTGTTCAGCGCGGAGTGACTGGAGCGTTTGGTAGACGTCCTGCTTTGTATCATCCAGCCCGATGCCGAGATCGTCATAGGGGACATCGACCGGCACGGCGAGAGGCGAGGATGCCAGCGTGTACCGGCCATCCGACATCAGCCCCCGAACGGTGAAGTGCCATATCCCGGCCTGGACGTTCAGGAACTCCGCGACTTGCTCAGTTCCGTCTACGACCTGCCTGATCGTGCCGTTGTCGCCAAGAGCCACAACCTCGAACGCGGTGTAATCCGGGCCGAGGACAGGCTGCCAGTAAAGACGCACGACATACACGCTGCCGTTTTCACCGGCACGAACAAAACTGTCCGCCTTCAGGCCGAATGGTGTGAAAGTCGAAATCAGCGGTGGTGGCGTTACTGTGCCCGTAGGGATATCGGTCGTGCTGTCACCGTTTTGCACATTCGGGCCATCGTCAACCAGATCGACCTCGGCAGAGAGATCGTTGCCGGGCCTGATACGCAGGATGCGATAAATGCCGGTTTCCTGATCGCGAATGCCAAAGGTGTACAGATCTCCGGCTTCGGGTGGCGATCCCGATATCGTGATGATGCTTTGCACGCCGGGATTTGTCGTCACCTGTCGCACGACCGATGTGCCGTCCCTGCGCCTGATACGAATGCCGTAGAACTTGCCTGCCTCCATAATGGCGGGCTCATCGAGCGTCAGCTGCTGGTTGGAAACAGCCACGATGCGTCCCGAGGCAAGGCCCTGCTGCACAACGTCATAGGCCATCGCCACGCGATCACCACGTTGAGCAACGAGATGTTCGAAATCGACCGTAAAGGTGTAAATGGCAGGACGCTCTTTAGCATCGGCATGCCTGTACAGGCCATGCTTGTAGACGATCTCGCGCGACGTGACGCCCGGAAACTCAGCCTGCTCGTAGAGCTTTGCGTTATCCTTGTTGTAACCGTCCGCAAAGCAAAGCAGTTCGTCCTCGATATAGTCCTTCTCGGCATTGACGAACTTGCAACGCAGGCCCTGAGGCAATGTCCTGTAGGTCTGGCTCCAGCGGAAATCGCGGCTGTTGCGAGGCGTAAAATGCTGGACGATAGGAGCGGACGCTTCTTCCCATGCCACCGACCACTTCCCATCCCGGAACGTCGGAACACCCCGCCCCGCTGCCGCGATGTCACGCAGCGTATCACGCACCGACGCGGTGAAATCGCGATACATGTCGAAGGCATAGCCCTTCGCACTGCAATGATCGGCAAACGCAGCAAGCCCGGAAAGATCGAGGCGGCTATCGGGGACTGCCCGTGCGTTGGCCGGCCCTTGCAGCACCAGGCGCATCAAATCACCCGGATTGCGCGTCTCCTTCGCATCCAGCCATGTCGATCCGTTCCAGCTTTTGCCGACAGATGTCACAAGCGCATTCAACGTATCGACCACACCGTTGAGCTGTTTGGAAGCCTTGATGCGCAGCGCAGTGATTGCGAGAGGCTTTCCGAATGTGATCGGCGGGTTATCGACCCGGAAGCTCTTGATGGCAGTCCATGTCACGTCCGAAAAATCACGCGTCGTGTTCTCGTCAGGGCTGAGACGCGTGACACGGATATCGTACCGGCCCTTGGCCACCCTGTAGCGAAAGGACCGTCGCACCGGATCATTTGTGGCGCCAGAGAGACGTACATTGCCCTTGCCAACCCAGCTATTGGCGCCGGCAACACTCATCTCGATCCTGAAATCGACATTCTTGCCTTCCCGCTTCCCTTTCTTGTTCACATGGCAAAGGCCGGCAGGCGCGACGAAATCGATAACCACCTCATCCGCTTCGTCTGCCGAGGTTCGGGTGACAGGAACGTTGTAGGCGGGATCGATCGACAGATCGTCCTGTACCACCTCGGAGGGATAGATCGTCTGTTCAGGGTCATCTCCATAGCCCTCGAACGTCTCGATCTCGACGCCTTCAAACTCGGCAATGGATGTGTCACCGATGCGGATGTCCTCGATTTTCATAGGGCCATAGCCCCAGACAAACAGCAGCCGCAGATACTGATCGTCGCCCTCGAACTCGGTGTAGGGCAGCGCGGCATATTTCGGCAGTGCACGGATCTTGCCGAGCACCACCGGGATCGGTCCCCATTTCGATGCGCCGTTTCGACCAGCCGAGATCGAATAGGAGGGGTTGTTGTCTTCGGATCTGGTCTGAGTGGGCGGGAACAGAGCGTTGATCGCAAGCCCGCCAACCATCATGATCGCACCGGCAGCCAGCGAGGCCACCACCTGCCCCGCGGTGCCCCCGATGGCCGCGGCGATGCCCAAGCCGGCCGGGCCAACAATGAAGGACGCTGCCACCGACAATGCGATCATGAGCACAGATTTCAGGATGCCGCCGATGGCTTTTCCTGCACGGGCGCGAACTGTGACATGAGCGCCGGATTTAACCCGCACCCTCGGCCATAGCGCCTGATCGACTGCGTGCCCCGAGACAGAGACATCGGCACCACGCGCAAGTCGCGAGACATGGCAGCGCTGTGCAACAGCGTCTACGATTTCTGCCAGCGACAATCCCGCCGGCAGGATCAGGATCTCCGCATGGGGCTTCAACGGATGTACCGCCGCCGTGACGGTGATCACGTCAGCAGGCCCAAGGATCTCGCCAGAGACAGGCGCGCGGACAAGTGCATTCATGGCGCTGCGCTCCTGTGACGATAAATACCTTCGACCCGACGCGACCAGCGGCCGGTGTCATATGGCTCGATGCAACTGGATTGGTTTTCGGGCATGTGGAGCATCAGGCCCCTGCGGACGATTATGCCGACATGCCACGGGGCCTGACGGATCAGGATGGCATCGAGCGGACGCTCACATCCCGGAGCGACGGGCATCCAGTCTGCCAGCCCCGCCTCGATCAATCCGGCAACAGCAGGCCGATCTGACGTGTCGGCGTAGCCATTCGAATGGTCAGGCAGGCCAATGCCCAGCTCCCCGGCATAGACAAGGCGCAGGAGCCCCCAGCAGTCGCAGCCATCGCGCGAGCGCCCGCGATCCCGCCAAGGCAGGCCGACATAGTGATTGAGATCGATCATGTCAGGTGGAAGCCCAGAGCCCGCCGAAGGATGAGGGTGTGAAATTGTCAGCCGGAAACGGCTCCGATGCCATCGTGTCGACCGTGAGCGACAGCACCACTGAGCCGGCATCCACATCAGCGGATGCCAGTTCGAAATCGGGAAACTCCATTTCGACATCGTGCGGCGAACTGGCGAGGACCATCTCTATGGTCACCGATGCCGGCGTCACCGTCGATTTGAGCAGTGGAGTGATTTCCCTTGTCACATTGTCCAGCGTGATCTGGATGACGTTGGATGCATCCTCCCCATCCTCGGGCAGGCTCACATCCATCGGGAAGAAGTAGTAGTTCTGTCCCCGGCTGACCGTGCCGCGCAACTGCTCCTCAGCGTCCAGCAGATCAGCGTTGTCGGAAGACAAGCGCCATATGCTGCCCAGATCAGGGTGAGCGATCGTAAGCAGCAGCACGGGAAGTTCGTCCGTCTGCTGATCGAACATCGCATGGCGGAAGGTGTCGGAAACGGTTCTCATGGCAAAATCACCAGATCAAAACTTACAATCCAGTCGAGGCCGCGAGGGGCCCAACGTGGAAGATCGCGGCCGAACTGGACAATCCATGTTCCCGGCTCGTCCTGTGCCGGAAAGGTGAAGGGTTTGACGCCGCCAGCGGTGTCCGTCGTCACAAACGTCTTGAAGATGGCCAGTTGCTCGTTGGTCATGTGCATGGAGAAGGTCAGCGGCCGAGGCACGGCAGAAAACCTTCGCCTCACCTTGGCAATGCCGGAATCCGTCTCGGTGCGGGCTCGGCCGTCGCCAAAGCCCGACTGATATCCGTCGCTTAAGGCTTCCTGCGGAAGCGTTGCCGGCCACGCGATCATCGCCTCACCACCTGATTGGACAGTCCGTAAGCACCGCGTAGCTGGCGATTGGTGGCAGCGGATGGCCGTCCCACCTCATCCTGTGTCGTGCGGCGGATAAGAATGTCGAGCTGACGCGTTCCGTCCGCCCCAACGGTTTCCCGCTGCTCGACCTCAGGCGCTCCGGCCTCTCGCTGATCGATGATGTTGACCACCATTCCAGCCCGTGAAGCTTCCGCCACCGGCTGATGTGCCACCGCAGCATTACCCGCGTATGCATAGCTTGGGGCCGACGGGACATAGCCACCCCTGTCAAACCCCGGCAGGTTGCTGTTTGCTGCAGAGTAGAATGGCGTAACCAGCCCGCCCGTTTGGTAGCCCTTGGCTGCGTTGTGAAGTGCGTCGAGATACCCTATGCCGAGCCGATCAACAGCTCGCTTGGACATCACGTATTCGCCTGCGTGTACGATGCCCGCCGGCTGGGAAGCCGCCCCCGGTCCGGTGTAACCGCCATCGGCATAGAGACCGCCAACACCAGCTTTGATTGCCGCTGACGCTGCCGGCGAGTAGCCAGCGCCACCGAATGCGCCCATCAATCCCTGGAACACACTATTGATCATCTGATCGAGCGCCATGTCGATCAGCTTTTCAGCGATCTTGTTGAGCGCATTCACGGCTGCGTCGGCAAACGCATCCCAGAAACTCTTCCCCTGATCGAGACCTGACCGCAGATCGGAGAAGAAGCCTTTGACTGTATCCTTGGTGAAATCGAAAGCATCGCGCAGAACGCGGGTGCGCTCCTCGGCTTCCGCCATGCTGTCAGCAAGAGCCTTGAA